GGGGGGTATAATAGGTAAGTAATATCTCCCGGCACTAGAGTGCCGGAAGCCCCACCAGTGGATCTGGTGGGCCCATTCGCAGGTTGCCATCCTGCTGAACATTTAACCTTAGCGGGTGCCGGTCGTAAGCCGAACTTAGGGACCCGCCCTCTTGCCCATATCAAGAGGGATTATTTACTGGGTTGTTCCATGCGAATAGACGTATCAGTTGCTAACTGAATTTTAACGCAACGTCCATCGTCCGAAGACGGAAATGAGAGCCAGATCATCCCATGGCTCCTGTGAGCTCTTTGATAACGTTCGCTCCAGCAGACCACAACGATTTAGCGTTCTCGGGAATCTGAGGATCTCGAGCTGTGGCGGCTATGGCACCGGTCATTTGGCCGGCCACATGGCGACCCATCTTCAAAAGCCCCTTCCCAACCGATGAAACGGCACGAGTCTTGTTGAGGGACTCGGTCACCACGGCATTGCCCGTGGATGATGTGGGAGACGGGGAGTGCAGAGTCGAAAGATTGGTGCCAGCAATCTCCCAATGTTGGACAATCTGCACCCGGATGTCTTGAGAGTTGGCGGAAGGGTTCTCGAACCAGAGGCGGAGCTTGGCAGCTCCGATTCCAGATCCGACAAACGCCGGGGTAGACCCCGCGTGCCCCTCGGTGTGCCAATAACCCAAATCCTCAGAAGTAGGGAGCCACGTGATCTCGAGGCCATCGTTGGAGTCCTCCCTGCGAGTAGTCTCAAAAGAGGGAGCAAAACGAGCAAAGTCCGAGGTAAGAGTGCTCGTAAACTCCATAGGTACCTGGACGAAAGAAACGGTGCCGTCGCGCCAGTCCCCTCGAGTCTCGTTGAAGAACTTCACGCCCATGCCTACCAGGCGCCAGCGGGAGTGGGATCCAGCTCCCTCCGAAGCGGTGAAAGGTAAGGCCGTGTCCAACGAGATTGGGGTCATGGCTGCCCCGGAAGAGACAGTAGACGACAGGCCGATGGTGTTGCCCGTGGTGTAGCATCCAATCGCCTGCTTGGTAACCGTAACACCTTTGAGCGGCCCTATCATGTACTCGTTGGTCAACGGGGTGGTACCGCCGATGTATTGAGTCATGGAATGGCTCGACAAGTTGTCCACAGGAGCTGCACCTGTCGCGCCAGGGACCACACCGTGGCCCGGCCAGATGTTGAGTTCAAACATCTTGGCCGTAGGAACCGTTGCCGTGAACGACGAGGTGGTGGTGACCGGAAAAGACGAGTTGGTGGCAGCGATGTTTCCGATTCCCACGATTCCGCGCTCTCCCCGGACAGTGAAAGGATGAGCCATTTGCTTAAGAAAGCACTCGGTGGCAGGACACATGCCGTCGCGTTTGTTGGCCCTGTCCACACGAGGGTGAGAGCGACCGATACGGTTGCCCTCGTTGGCGAGACGACGTTGTCTGTCCATCTCTGCATCCCTTCTGGAAAGCATTGCCACCTCATTTTGGTACACCTGGTTCTCGGTAGGTCGGGCAGGACGGCGCTTTTGGCGCCGAGCCCTGGGGCGAGATTTGGCCTCTACGGCCGCAGATTTGTTCTTGTTTGTCTTTCTGACCATATTGAACAATTTTCAAGCCCGGGTATGTGACGTAAACTACTAGCCCGTCAACGTGCCTATTTGTAGAGAAAGGACTTTATCTTTAACCCATGATGAGTGGGCGTTGCAGATATGCTGCAGCTAGCCGATATCGGCGTTAAATTAACTTGGAAGGGGGGGTGCGTTAGGCCCCACGGGTATCACCCGTTCTTGCCCTTGTTGAGCTATCAGCCCGGATAGCGTGCCCTCAAAAGAGCTGTGAGATCTGCATCGATAAAGAAGCAGCCTTTGGCCGGAACATACGTCACGTCGGCTGAGACGGCGTAACCGAAAGCTTCGAGGAGGTTGGGCGGAGAAGTCCCCTCGTACTTCGGAGACATGGCGGTGTAGTCATCGATGGTGGACAAGACCTCCTGGTAGTCGTGGACCCCAAACGGCACGGCTCCAACGTCGGTCGTTCTCTCGAGACTGTAGGGATCGTAGATCTTCAAGTAAGAGTTCCACTTATTGATGGACTCCAGTTCCATGGCATCGGTGTCCCAACCCAGGAAAGCCGCTCTCTCATTGACCCACAAAGCCATCTTGTCGAGGATGGATCGGTACAACGGGTGCGCCATCAGGACTGAGTTGGACCTCAAGACCAAAACGTGACAGGCCACACGGTAGTCTCTAAAGGTCTTGTGGCCATACAGACGCAACTCGGGCGCCACCACCACCTTGGGGCTCTCTCCCATCCACTCCACTCGACCGGTCTCGCTATTGGAGAGAAAGCGACCTCCAAGAAATGTGCCAAGACAAGCAGGGATCCAATCATCCACCCACTCTCCTGTGGTTTCAAACCCCATCTCTCCGTATGCCTCTATGAGAAGGCTGGGCCAGTCGGCCGGGTTGGTGCCTCCGTCACGTATCTTCCGGAGCCAGGAGTACCAAGATTGGGACGATCCAAATGCAGCCAATTGAGCTGTGATGGCGGATCCTGTCGCTGTCTTCAGTTCTGTCGGTCGATAAACCACACGCTCGACAGTGCCGATCTCCACCACCCGTTCGGCCATCATCTCCTTGCGATAAGCTGCCAGGCATCTGTCAATCCACGCTGTGTCTCCTCGGGCTGTCCAGCACAGCTCTTCGCTGAGAGGCTCGTGGACATTGTCTTCTCGACACGAGGCATCACACATGGAAATGTCCAATGGAACGCAGACGGGGCGGCCATTGTGGTCGGCACGGAGTGCGTAGAGGTCATCCCCGTGAGTGAGCATGACCAGGGCGGACCCCTTGAGGGCCTCGTAGATGTTGCTCAGCAAGCCAGGGCCCGTGGTCGCGACGTAGACCAGACAAACCTCGCGAGGGTCAGGACACGAGAACATCCAAGGGTCAACTCTCAGCTTGCCTGTTTGCATGTGGTAGCTGAAGACCTGTCCGTCCACCGATTCCTTACGAGGGACAGAAACCGCAAACACCAGCACTGATGTAAGGGACCCCGGATGAATGGGCCGGACCTTGAGATATCGATCCCAGTCGCCATTGTCCAGCTCGACCAACTTCGCCATGAGGATCTCATCTTTCTTCACAAAGAGAGACAGCATCTCAAGCTCTTTCCCATCCAAGACATCCACGAGGCGCTGGATCCACAAACTCTTCTTGCTGCGGGTCCACACAGGGTGGTGCAGGAAGTAGTCGAAGAGCTTCTCGGGTGTGTACACCTCGAAACTGAGTTGGTCTCGAATGTCTTGGGTCCACAGCCGGTCCTTGAGGCGCGCAACTGCTGACACTGCTCTCATGTCGAAAGGCGGGGGCACACGTGCGAGCCGTTTCTGCTCAAGCACGAAGAGGTCGCTGGGTCCTCCGTTGGGTTGTCCAAAGAGCTCAGACAAATGGCCAGCGTCGTCTAGGAAAGTGGTCTTGGAGGGACGGTACGGGCGGGCTCCGTGCTCCAGAAGGGACACCTGATCTCCGGTGAGCGGTATGGGACCATCCTCCGTGTCAATGGTCATGGTCTCGCAACTGCCCTGCATTTGGCTCGGGGGTGCAACGAGTGGATCCATGAGGAGCTGGTCGTCATCGGTCTCTATGACACGACGCTTCAACCTCTCCAACACCTGCCTCCAGAGCGGCCAGGAATTGGTCCCGATCTTGCTCTGGGCGAAGTTGATGATGGCATGGATGGGAACCGCGATCACCAAAGGCATGATCAAGAGTGCCAGGTGGCCCAGGAAGTGCCCGACAATGACGGCGACAGAGATGCCGCAAGCCTCGAAACTCAGGTCCTGGTCAGACTCCACCCAGAGACGGATCACGTGGACAAGGCCTTCTATGAGGCCAAAGAGACTCCCGAAGCTCAAGATGCGTTTCAGGTACTCTTCCACCAGGGCAGTCAAGACGCAGAGGAGAGCAGTGGTGCTCCAATCCCACAGACGTGACACATGCGGGTGGGCCAGCCGAAAGTCGTCGGACAACATGGACCGGCCGTCAAGCCAGTTCAGGCGTTTGCGGATCAGGTTCTTTCCCCAACCCGTGGCCCCCAAGATGGATCTGGCCAGGGAGAAAGCATGTCCCAGGGCACTCAAGGTGATCTCTTCTGGCACATAAGCTCCGCTCCAACACGAGGCCACCTTGCCGGCGGCTGCCATCACTCCTTCCCAGGCTTTGGTCGCGAGCCAGGAAGCCCCTTTGCAGATGTTGTCTAACAAAGCGACCACCATCTCGAGGACAGTGGAAGCACCCGTCACGCGGGCGCAGGCAGAGCTCAATTCCGGCGAGAGCCCCAGGCGTGTTTGAAACCATAGGGCCTGTTGGTCATGGGCTTGTTCCACCGCCGCGTCGGAGAGCACGGACGCCTTGACAGCTTGAGACACATTAGCCGCTGCCTTCTTCTGGGTGTTTTGCCACGCAAACCTCAAGTGATCGCGGAAGGTCGTGCCGTAAGGGGTCACCAGGCGACAGTTCAAATGAACGTCGTAGGACTGCTCCAGCCTATTCCTCATGCGCAGCATGGCCGTGTTGCGAGAGCGTTGGGTCTGGGCGTTCCGGGATTCGCCTCCGGAGAAGACCTCCTCCATGTAGGTAATGCCCCGTGAGAGTTGTCCATCTCTAACCACCTGAAAGCTGCTAACGGCCGGCAGCTGGGGAATGCGAGAAAGAACCTCGCATCCGGAGAAGCGACCCTTGATTCCTCGGGCCGTCAGGTCGTCGTTGCTCGGGACCCACTTGGGGCTCATTGGGACGGCCTCTCCCATGACCTCTATGGTGGAAAAGTGGGCTTGGAACACACTGTTGCTTCGGACAACATCGGAAGTGAACCGGAGGCTGTGGCCTCTCCACACGAATTCGAGCAACTTTGTGTCGACAAACTCAGTGTGAAGCTTGTGGGCATAGTGGGTGCCTTCCGCTGAGGCAACTTGCTCCACGTGCCTGTGTCCATCCTTGGTGTAGACTGTCCACCGCCCTTCGACGTATGAAACCTCTCCACACTTGAACACCCAATCGTCCTCGGCGAACACCGTCTGGGCATTCCCTTCGGCATCCTCCACCACGGTCTTTCCATAACGACGACATGTGTAAGTGCCTGGTTTGGCATCAAACTTGTAGACCGCTGTCTCGTCCTCGGAGGGTGAATGGTACTGGGCTACCACCACCATCGGAACACTCTGAAGGTATCCCGGTACGGTATCGAGAGAGTTGGACAACGTCATGTGTGGTGACGTGTCAGAAGCGATGATCATGTTCGCTTCATCTCCCTCTTCCCAAGGTATCGCAGGCAGTCCCAGAGAGACGTCCCGGGCGGTTAGCCAGTCCGGATGCCTGTAGCCCTTCCAAAGAGCTTGTACCTTCTTCGCTCTCCCATTCTTGTTCATGATGGAAGTGCGGTTGTTGAGCCACTCCAATTCTTCTCTTGAAGGGCTGAGCACCATGACCCTCTTCAGGCCATGCGGAAGCTTATTCAGGCGTCGGATTACATAGACGGCCACGGCTATACGGATATCTTGGCGAAAGATACCCGTAATGCGGTGGTCGCCACTCTCTCGATGGCCTTCATAAGCGGTAAAATTAATTCCTTGTGCTAGGAGGGCAGCGCACAGGCCCTCCTTCGGCGACACCTTTAGGGTATCGGCGAAATGTAACATGGTCTACTGACCAGGGGAACTTACCT